TCGACAACGATGTGAATCTTGGTGTTTCTTCTCGCGCTATGGGTTCACTTGTTCAAACAAAAGAAGGTTACAATTTGGTGCAAGATGATTTTAGACTTGCAACAGCAGCAGACATTGTAGCCGATCCATCTGCACCAGGTGCCTTTGTTAATGGTATCATGGAGAATAAAGAGTGGATGTTTGTTGAGGGCAGATTCGTTGAAGTAGATTTTGACCGAGCAAAAAGGCAAATAAAGCAGGCTTCCAAAGGTCAATTAGAGGAAGTTGCGCTAAAACTATTCGAAAATTACTTGCGTAAACTTTAATTTTTATAAATAAGAAATCATAAGGAGATTCCTAATGGCAACAAATAAACTAATGGAAGCGGCAGCAGAAATTCTTGCATCAAGCAAGAGTAAAGCTGGTGCTATGCCTCCCGAAAAACTAGCAGGCAGCATTTACAATGCTGGTGGACCAACACCACAGAATTATAAAGCCGATGATGATTCTGCAAAAATTAATCCATCAGATGGTGCACCTGGTAATGCACAAGCCCCAACAACCAAACCTTCAGCGGCTTCTCCTGACAAGCAAGAAATGCTTGGCGGTGGTAAGAAGACAATGAAAGAAGAAGAAGTTCAGGATGATGAAGTCATTGCTGAAACAGAAGAACAACTAGAAGAAAAGAAAGAATGGAAAGCAAAGATGAAGGAAGATGTTGATGCCCTTTTTGCTGACGATTCTACTATCTCAGAAGAATTTAAAGAAAAAGTTTCGACCATTTTTGAAGCCCGTGTTGAAGATCGTGTAGCACAGATTCAAGAAGAAGTTGAAGCAAAGTATGCAGGTATGCTTGAAGAAGCTATCGCAGAAATGAGCCAAGACCTAACCGAAAAGGTTGATGATTATCTCAACTATGTTGTTGAGCAATGGATGCAAGACAATGAACTTGCAATCGAATCAGGTCTACGTTCAGAACTTTCAGAAGAATTCATTGCTGGTCTACGCAACCTATTCGCTGAACATTACATCAATGTTCCAGAAGATAAAGTTGACCTTGTTGATGAACTTGCAGGTAAAGTTGAAGAACTTGAAAGCAAGCTTGATGAGGAAATTGAGCGTGGTATTTCTTATGCCAAGGCTCTTGTAGAATCACGCAAGAATGATATTACCCGTGATGTATGCGAAGGTCTTACAACTACTCAAGTTGAAAAAATCAAATCACTCGCAGAGAGTGTTGAATTCTCCACAGAGGACGAATACAAAACCAAACTTGAGACAATCCGTGAGAACTACTTTCCTTCAGGTGCCAAAAAAGCTACTGAAGACCAGCTTCACGAACAGGTAGAAGAAACAACCAACAATGTTGCTATCAATGATCCATTTGTTGCCGCTGTTTCTAAAGCAATTTCAAAAACTAAGTTATAATAGTAAAACAAGGAGATAATAAATGTATTTGTCCGAAGGTCTACAAAAAAAATGGGAAGGTGTTCTAGAACACGCTGATCTTCCAAAGATCACAGACCCATACCGTAAAGCGGTTACAGCAGTTATTCTAGAAAACCAAGCAGTTGAGATGCAGAAAGAAGCTGGCATTCTTCACGAAGCCGGTTCACCAACAAACTTCGCTGGTACAGGCGGTTTTGGTGGTGGCGCAGCAGCAGCAGGTCCAGTTGCTGGTTTCGATCCAATCCTAATCTCATTGGTTCGCCGTTCATTGCCTAACCTAATCGCTTATGACATTTGCGGTGTTCAGCCAATGACAGGTCCAACTGGTTTGATTTTCGCAATGCGTACTCGTTACACCAACCAAGCTGGTACAGAAGCTTTCTACAACGAAGCTAACACCCAGTTCTCAGGTGCTAACACAGCATTGACAGCAGCAATTCTTGCACAGTTGACCTCTCTAGGTCTTGCTGGTGCAAACACCACAGAAACCTTTGTTAGCAACGCAGCAGCTGGTCCAGCAATGACAACCGGTTCTGCTGAAGCTCTAGGTGATGGTGCAGCAGGTAACACCTTCCAAGAAATGGCATTCTCAATTGAGAAAGTTACTGTTACTGCAAAGACTCGCGCTTTGAAGGCAGAATACTCAATGGAACTTGCTCAAGACTTGAAAGCAGTTCATGGTCTAGATGCAGAAACCGAACTAGCAAACATTCTTTCAACAGAAATTCTTGCTGAAATCAACCGTGAAGTTGTTCGTACAATCTATGGTGTTGCTAGACTAGGTGCACAAGTTGGTACCACAACCCGCGGCACATTTGACCTAGACACCGACTCAAACGGTCGTTGGATGGTTGAAAAAGTTAAGGGTCTTGCATTCCAAATCGAACGTGAAGCTAACACCATTGCCAAGACAACTCGTCGTGGTAAGGGTAACATTATGATCTGCTCGTCAGATGTTGCTTCTGCTTTCGCAATGGCTGGTATTCTTGACTATCAATCAGCACTACAAGGTCAAGTTAATCTAACCGTTGACGATACTGGTAACACCTTTGCAGGTACCATGTTCGGTCGTATCAAAGTATACATTGACCCATACTTCCCAGCAGGTTCTACCGCTGAATTTGCGGTTGTTGGTTACAAGGGTTCTAATGCATACGATGCTGGTATTTTCTACTGCCCATATGTTCCTCTACAAATGGTTCGTGCAGTTGATACCGGTACATTCCAGCCAAAGATTGGCTTCAAGACTCGTTACGGTCTAGTTGCTAACCCATTTGCTGAAGGTACTACACAAGGTCTTGGTGGTTTGAACGCACAGTTGAACAACTACTACCGTTCATTCCGTATTGCCAACATCATGTAATAAAAAGTCACCGTAGAGTGACCTTTAAAGAGACCTCCCTAAAAAGAGGTCTCTTTTTTTATCTTATAAATAGGATACTATGAGCGTACTAACAAGAAACCCTACCAATCCAAATCCATTACAACCGAATAAATTTCTGTTGACATTTGGACGCGCACCAAATATGCAATACTTCTGCCAGAATGTAAGTGTTCCTGGTATTTCATTGTCAGAAATTATGCGAAATACTCCATTCGTTGACATATATTCACCGGGTGAAAAAGCTATCTATGACCTATTGAATGTTACCTTTATCATTGATGAAAATATGACCAGTTGGTTGGAGATACATGATTGGATTAGAGCGATGACCTTTCCAACTAGGTTTGAAGAATATAAAAATTTGGGTAGGTTAAACAAATACACTTCTGTTGCATCGGATATCAGTAAAACTTTTCCACAATTCTCTGATGCCACATTGACTATCTACAATTCATCAAACAATCCATTCACCAGCTTCCATTTTCACGAATGTTTTCCCGTTTCATTATCGGCATTCGTAATGAATGTGCAAGATGATCCTGAAACCATATTGACTGCCGATGCAACATTTAGGTATAGTTTCTATGATATTATACCTCAACAAGCCAAACAACATTTGGGTACATTTTAATTTTTGATTGACAACCTGTTTGTGATTTGATATACTCCTACTAGGAGGTTTTACACTATGACCAAAATTGAAGAATTGCTGGAGATGTGGCGCAAAGATTGTGATATTGATCGCACGGAACCAGGCAAAGCATTACTTGATATACCCAAATTGCACAGTAAGTATCTCACCATACTTTCAAAACATCGCCTACTTTCCAAAGAGGCTGAGTTCAAGTATAACAAAATGAAACGATTGAAATGGGAATACTATACTGGTAAACTTGATGATGAACAACTGGGTCAATATGGTTGGGAGCCATTTCCCTATGTGCTTAAATCCGAGATAACTACATACTTGGAGAGCGATGAAGATATCAACAAGTATATCGCAATGAAAACTGTTAATGATGAGATTGTAGAATTGTGCCAGAGTATAATGAAAGAACTAAACTCTCGTACATTCCAACTGCGTGATTATATAGCATGGGAAAGATTTATTCAAGGTGTATAACCTAACATTACATAGAAAGAATGAAGCATTCATTACCTTTGAATGCGACAAAGGTGTTGCTCAGGAGATGAGTGACTACTTTACTTTCTATGTACCAGGTTATCAGTTTACTCCTGCATATAAATCTAGGATGTGGGATGGCAAAATACGCCTTGCTGACCTAAGATCATTCACCATCTATCGTGGATTGATACCGTATATCCAAAAGTTTTGTGATGAGCGAGACTACAAACTTTCAATAGATTCCGATTTACTTGTTACACAAAGCTTCTCTGGTGTTGAAGCGATGGAATTTATTCAGACTCTTAACTTACCATTTGAAGTGAGAGAGTATCAACTCAAATCTTTTCTCCATGCTGTGCGTAATAAGCGTGTATTGTTACTATCACCAACAGCATCAGGTAAATCTCTGATACTATATCTCATCATCAGATATCTACAACAAGAACATAAGCGTGGTCTTTTAATTGTTCCAACCACTTCATTGGTTGAACAGATGTATAAAGACTTTGAAGACTATGGTTATGAATCATCTAAGTATTGCCATAGACAGTATGCTGGTAAAGAGAAACACACCAATATGTTTCTTACAATTACCACTTGGCAATCTATCTACAAGAATGGTCCAGAATACTTTGACCAATTTGATTTTGTTCTTGGTGATGAAGCACATCAATTTAAAGCCAAATCTCTAACTACAATATTGTCTGGTTGTGTCAACTCTAAATATAGAATAGGCACTACAGGTACACTTGATGGTACACAGACTCATAGATTGGTACTAGAAGGACTATTTGGTCCAGTCTATAAGGCAACCACAACATCAGAGTTAATTGATAAAGGGCATCTTGCTGATTTCAAAATTAAATGCCTAGTGTTGAAGTATCCAGATTCAATCTGTAAAGTAGCGAAGGGTTGGAACTACAATGATGAAATGGAATACATCGTTAGAAACGATGCTAGAAACCAGTTCATAAAGAATCTTGCCCTATCATTAAAAGGCAACTCTCTAATATTGTTCCAATTTGTAGAGAAACATGGAAAAGATTTGTATGAGACTATTAAAGAATCTGCTGGCAAACGCCGTATATTTTTCGTATATGGTGGCACCGATGTTGAGGTTAGGGAATCAATTCGTTCTATTACTGAAAAAAAATCTGATGCCATTATTGTTGCTTCTTATGGTACTTTTTCTACTGGCATTAACATTCGAAACTTACATAACGTACTCTTTGCCTCTCCTTCGAAGTCTAGGATTAGGAATTTGCAGTCAATAGGTAGAGGTCTGCGTGTAGGCGATAACAAAACTACTGCTACTTTGTTTGATATAGCAGATGATTTCCGTGTAGGTAAGTTTACAAACTACACACTAAAGCATTTCATAGAGAGATTGAAAATCTATGATGATGAAAAATTTGAATACAAAATTTACCCGATAGAGTTGAAAACATGAATAACATAAAAATAGTTCGTCTCCAATCTGGTGAAGATATCATCGCCAATTATATGGAAGATGAAGAAAACGATACGGTACTTTTAGATAAACCAATGCACGTTATACTTAAACGATTGCCAAATGGTAGATCAGTAATGATGATGATGCCATGGTTACCAGTTGAGATAATCAAAGATAACGAAGCTATACTTTATATGTCAGATATACTAAGTGTGTTTGAACCAAGAGAAGATTTGATTGAGCATTATGACAATGTTCTCAATCAATTTGAAGACGCACTAAATAGTTACGAAGAAGATGAAGATGAAGAATTGGATGAGGAAGTAGAAGAAATTCAGGAAGGAACAAAAAGAATCCTTCATTAATAATGGAGTTATTATGGCTAATGTGTGTTTTGTTGTACCAAGTAGTGCAGCTAAAGCTTATCAAGAATTATCAAGAATTCATTCAGCAGTTGAAATGCCTACATGGGCAGCATTGTTAGCAAATGCTGTTCGTGTAAAAGGACATGAACCTTGTATTTTGGATTTCGATGCTTGTCCTTTACCAGATGCAGATGCGGCAGAAAAAATTGCTGATACTAAACCTAACTTAGTTGTGTTTGTCCTTTATGGACAAAATCCAAATTCTGGTACCACTATGATGATTGGTGCCAGTTCTCTCGCAACACAATTAAAACTATCACACCCAAATATAAAGATTGCATTCATTGGTTCTCATGCATCAGCATTACCACATGAAGTGATACAATATAATTATGTTGATTTCGCCTTCATCAATGAAGGCGTTTATGGTCTATTAGACTTATTGGAAACCAATCTAAAAGATAATTTGGATGCTGTTCGTGGAATGTGGTATAAAAAATATGGTTTGCCAAGACCAACGGCAGGCGGTTGTATAGTTCCAAATATGCAAATGGATACTGTCATGCCTGGATATGCATGGGATTTATTACCTAAAGACATATATCTTCTTGACAAGTATCGTTCACACTTTTGGCATACAAATTTCCTACATGAAGGTCGTACACCATTTGCGGCAGTTTATACTTCTTTGGGTTGCCAATTTGGTTGCAACTTTTGTATGATTAATATTGTCAATAGAACTTCACATGAAAAAAATGTAACTTCGCAAGATTCACGCGGCATGAGATTTTGGTCGCCAGAATTAATACTGAAAGAATTTGAACACCTATATGAAAATGGTGTTCGTACAGTTAGATTGACTGATGAAATGTTCTTTTTGAACAAGAAGTATTATGTACCAATTCTCCAAGGATTGGTTGATCGTGGTATGAAATTTAACTTTTGGGCATATGCGCGTGTCGATTCTGTACGAGAAGACCAATTGGAGT